ACCAAATGGTATGAAAATGTTCACAAGAGCTCCATTAACAACTGCAATGGAAGGTGATTTCGATACTGGAAACGTAAGATACAAAGCTAGAGAAAGATATTCATTTGGAGTATCTGACCCTAGAGGTATCTTCGGCGTAGAAGGTGCGTAATTAATCTAATTTTTGGGGCGGCCTTAAAACCGCCCCATTTATCTAACAAATTGGTGAGAACATGAAAAAATTTTTAGTCAACATTTGGGCTTACGATCATCACGCAAAATTTGAAGTCTCATCTGAAGACAACCCACAATCCTTAGAAAATGCAATCCTTGACAAACTTGGAGAAAAAAGTATAAAGTGGGAACATCTTGGAATCACATATGATAACAAGATTAACAGAATAACCTATGAGGAGGTTATCCATGATACAAGACCTATACAAACAAAAAAGGTCCTTGGAGTTGAAGTGGGAGCAGGAGCATCTATCTAATGGTAGATACACTCTTGAAATGGTCAGAATTGATGACAAAGTTAGAGAAGTCATCACTAAGATCAAGCTGGAAGAAGCAGCTATTGCCCACAGGCAAAACGTTATTGAAGGTGCCGCTCCACAAGTTTCAGTAGCTACTTAATAAAAAAGCTACATCGTTGGAAAAATTCCACTCCACATTATGGGCTCTCTTGCACTCTATCTAAATCTAGTATATAAGTTAATCACTATACAATTAAATTAGAACATAGACGCGTATAGTCGACGGCCTAGAGACTATGTTCGGAAACTAGGAGGATATAATTATGGCAAAAACTACATTTCAAGGACCAGTAAAATCAATTAATGGTTTTCAAGGTGTTGGAACTGGAAACTCTGTAAGTATCGGAGCAGGTGCAACTTCTTTGACCGTTGATACACACGCTGGTAGAATGTTGTATCACAACGTTGCTGGTGCAGCTACTTTGACTTTACCTGCGATTAACTCATCATCTGATTCAGGTGTTGCAGGTCCAGGTAATGATCCGAACTCAGCAAACAATTTAGGTGCTTCTTTTGAGATATACATTGGAACAACTAAAACTGGTGACTTTGTTTTACAAGTTGCTAACGCTAGTGATACAATGACTGGTAATGCAATCATTGTTGATACGGATACAAATGATAATGCTGAAGGTTTTATGACTGCAGCTGCTTCAGATACTATTACTTTAAATGGTACTACAACTGGAGGATTAGCTGGATCAATCATAACTTGCAAAGCTATTGGTGCAAACAGATGGGGCGTACAAGTTACATCTGGTGGAACTAGTAACTTAGCTACACCTTTTAGTGCAGCAGTAAGTTAATAATTAATTTAGTGTGGGGCTTCGGCCCCATGCTTAAATTTTAAGGAGAAACAAATATGAGTTCAGATCAGAAGTTTAGTACACTGACAGCAGATGGTAATTTTAAAACTATTACAGGTGGTTCTACTAACATTGGGCCTTGTAGAGTTACATACATACAAGCTCATGGTGGAACTAATTGCTTAGTTAAATTACACGATGGAACAGGGACAGGTGGTTCTTTACAATTTCAAGCTAAATTTAGTAGTGAAGGTTTAGATATCTATGTTCCAGGAAATGGTATTAGATTTGAAACAGGAGTGTATTTAGATTTAACTACTACAGATTCTGTTACTATTGGTTATACTGGCTAGGAGTTTAAATGGCTAACACTACTTCAGGAACAGCAACGTTCGACAAAACTTTTTCTATTGAAGAAATAATAGAAGATGCTTTTGAACGTATAGGATTAAATTCTGTAGCAGGCTATCAACTTAAATCTGCAAGAAGATCTCTTAATGTATTGCTTCAAGAATGGGGCAATAGAGGTATTCACTATTGGGAAATAGACGAAACTAATTTAGATTTAATTGAAGGACAATCAGACTATGATTTTTTTAGATCTACGGCTGATGGCACAAGTGCAACTACAACACCAACTAATGGTATTACAGGTATGTCCGATGTCCTTGAAGCACAATTAAGATCCAATAGAACTCAAACAACACAATCAGATAGTCCGATGACTAAAGTAGATAGATCTACATATGCAGGATTCTCAAACAAATTATCTAAAGGTACGCCTAATCAATATTGGGTAGAAAGATTTATTGATAAAGTAAGAATACATATCTATCCTACACCAGATTCTACAAATGCATCTAAAGATATGCATTTTTATTTTATAAAAAGAATTCAAGATATTGGAGACTATACAAATGCAGCAGACGTGCCATTTAGATTTGTACCATGCATGGTTTCAGGTCTAGCATATTATTTATCTATGAAATACGCACCACAATTAATGCAAGGTATGAAATTAGTTTATGAAGATGAATTTGCAAGAGCATTAGCAGAAGATGGTTCTGCTTCTAGCACACACATAACACCAAAAGCATATTACCCAGGAGCATAATTATGGACGAAAAAAGATTTATGGAACTTGTATCAGAACTTAGAGAAAGAGGTTTTTCTCAACAAGAGGCAATTGAAGAAGCTAGAAGAATACTTGGAGAAAAAGATATGGCTAAAGGTGGTAGAGTAGACAAACCTCTAGGACCTGGTGGTGCTAAAAAGAAAAAACAAAAGAAAAAGAAAAAAAGTAAAAAATAATGGCAAAATACGCAACAGGTAAATATGCAAAAGCAATATCAGATAGATCTGGTATGGAATTTCCATATAAAGAAATGGTTAGAGAATGGAATGGATCATTCGTGCATGTGTCTGAGTTTGAGCCAAAGCAACCACAATTAGAACCAAAACCTATGAATGGAGATTCTATATCTTTAAGACACGTAAGACCTGATAGAATAGAAACTGCGGTTCCAAAAATATTACCATTAAATGCTTTTACAACAACAAATGGATCTACAACTATATCTGTAAATGAACCAGATCATGGTAGATCAACAAGTGATAGAGTTAGATTTAGAGATGCAGAAGCTGTTGGTGGAGTAGCTGCAGCAACAATAAATGACTCATCTGGATATGTAATTACAAAAGTAGATGATGATAATTATACCTTTGCAACATCTACAACATCTAGTATAACTGAAACAGGAGGAGGTGGCCTTGCGTCCGCTGGACCAGTCACCATAGTAGCATAATGGCAGGATTAAGCACATCAGGATTAAAAACACAAATAAGAAGTTACACTGAAACAGACTCTAATGTTTTAACAGATGCTGTTTTAGAAAATATTATTTTAAATGCACAATATAGAATTTTTAGAGAGGTGCCTATTGATGCAGATAGAAAACAACAATCTGGTAATTTAATTACAGGTCAAGAGACAATTAATGCTCCTGCAGGATGTGTATTTATAAGAGGTATACAAGTTTACGATTCTACTTCAGAAATTACAGGTCCTAACGTATGGCTAGAAAAAAAAGATGTAACTTATTTACAAGAATATGTATCGTCAACAGCATCAGCTAAAAGAGGTCAACCTAAATATTATGCCATGTTTGGTGGTGCTACAGGAGAATCTGATACCACTTCTGGAAGAATGATGTTTGCTCCTGTTCCTGATACAACGTACAAATTTAGGGTGCATTTTAACGCTGCACCAGCATTATTAGAGGGGGCAGATGGAACAAATTATATTAGTTTAAACTTTCCAAATGGTCTATTATATTGCTGTTTAGCAGAGGCATATGGATTTTTAAAAGGCCCAATAGATATGTTGACACTATACGAAAATAAGTATAAACAAGAAGTACAGAAGTTTGCTAATGAGCAAGTTGGTAGAAGACGAAGAGACGATTATACTAATGGTGCTATTCGTATACCGGTAACCTCAGCAAACCCGTAGGAGATTAAATTATGGCTATAACATCTGCAGTTTGCACAAGTTTTAAAGTAGAACTTTTAAAAGGAGTTCACAATTTTACAGCATCAAGTGGTAATACATTTAAGATTGCTTTATACACAAGTTCAGCATCGTTAGGAGCTTCAACAACAGCTTTCACAACATCAAACGAAATAACAAATACATCTGGATCTGCTTATAGTTCTGGAGGAGCAACACTTACGAGTGTAACTCCTGTTGCAGACAGCACAACTGCAGTTTGTGATTTTAATGATGTAAGTTTCACAAGTGCTTCTTTCACAGCAAATGGAGCTATCATATATAATAGTTCTGCATCTGGTAATCCTGCGTGTGCAGTGATTGCATTCGGTGGAGATAAAACCGTATCTAGTGGAACTTTTACAATTCAATTCCCTGCAGCAGACGCATCGAACGCTATCATTAGACTAGCATAAGAGGTAACGACGGATGTCCGTTACTAGAACATACACGGTAACGGTGGTTGGAGGCAACCCTTCAAATCACCCGTATCATAACGTTGGTTCAAGTAATAAATACGCTATTGATGGTTCAACAGCCACAGCAGATGTAACTTTATATATTGCTGAAACGGGAACATATCGTTTTGATCAATCAGACTCTTCTAATTTAAACCACCCATTAAGATTTTCTACAACCGCAAACGGAACACACAGCGGAGGCAGCGAGTATACGGTTGGCGTAACAACAAACGGAACGCCAGGTAATCCTGGAGCATATACACAAATTGTAGTAGCAACTGATGCACCAACTTTATATTATTATTGTTCAAATCATTCTAACATGGGTTGGACTGCGAACACTCCATCTGCAGACACATGGGGAGCTTTGGGTTGGAGTACAAATCGTTGGGGTAGAAGTGATGAATTAGTTATATCAAGTGGTTGGGGTGCAGATTCCTGGGATCTTGGTGGAGCCTGGGGAGATACTAGTGAAGAAATAGTAATTTTATCAGGTCAATCAATTACAACAGGATTAGGTGAGTTAATATCTTTTCCAGAGCAAGGTTGGGGTAGAGATGGTTGGTCATTAGAGCCATACGGAGATAGTTTTAGTCCTGTTGTATCTGTAAATGGATTGTCAATAACATCTTCTTTAGGACAAGTTGATCCCTTTCCAGAATCAGGTTGGGGTAGAGATACTTGGAACTTTGAATCTTGGGGTTTCAATGGTTCAATTATATTTCCTACTGGTCAAGAAATAACTACTTCTCTTGGAGAACTCGCAGCATTTCCAGAGTCAGGTTGGGGTGGTGATACTTGGGGCTTTGAAGGTTGGGGTTTCAATGGTGTAATTCAAGTATTAGATGGACAAGAAATTACATCAACTTCAGGCCCTAGTGGTTGGAGTAATGCATCTTATGGCGATAATGGTTGGGGTATGTTTACCATTAATCCTGCAGATGTAATGGGATTAACAGGTGTACAAATAACTTCAGCTGTTCCTCCTCAGTTTGATATACCAGAACAAGTTGTTGGAGTTGGAGCAACATCATCTGTAGGATCAACATCTTTATCTCAGATGTTAGTTGGTTTATCTGGTCAATCAGGAACTTTTTCAGTTGGTTCTACAACGTTTGATTTAACTTCTGTAATAAGTCCAACAGGTATTGCAGCGACTCCAGAACTTGGTGATCTAATAGCAGGTATTGTAGAATTTGTACCAACAACAGGTGTTGGAGCTACATCAGCTGTAGGATCACTATCTTTACCTGGTGATTCAATCGTAAGCTTTAGTGGTTTAAGTGGTACATTATCTACAGGGGCATTAACACCTGCAGATGTAATGGGATTAACAGGAGTATCTTCGACCGCTTCTGTGGCAGGATTTGGTGTTTCTACAGGGTTTGGAATTCAAGCATATCAAGCTATTGACACAGGATCGAATACAACATATAGTGACGTAGCATAGGAGAAAAAAAACATGGCATCAACATTTTCACCTTTAGGGGTAGAACTTCAAGCAACCGGAGAAAATGCCGGTACATGGGGTACGAAGACAAATACAAATTTACAATTAGTTGAACAAATTAGTGGTGGTTTTACTACACAAGCTGTATCAGATTCAGGAGATACAACATTATCTGTAACAGATGGTGGAACAGGTGCAACTCTTGCGCATAGAATTATTGAGTTTACTGGCTCTCTAACAGCATCAAGAAACGTTACAATTCCTTTAGATGTTCAACAATTTTACGTACTAAAAAATTCAACAAGTGGATCACAAAACGTAGTATTTAAATATGTTTCAGGCGGTGGAGATAGTATAACTCTTGCTCCAGGTGTAGTAAAATTAGTTTATGCTACTGCTAATGATTCAACAAATCCAGATATTGATGATTGTGGATTTTTAACTGCTTCATCTACTGACACTTTAACAAACAAAACTTTAACAGCTCCAAAAATTGCAGATGCAGGTTTTATCGCAGATGCAAATGGAAACGAACAAATTATTTTTCAAACAACATCTTCAGCAGTAAATGAGTTAGAAGTAACTAATGCTGCAACAGGAAACCCACCAATCCTTGGTGCGAGTGGAGAAACTAATGTTGATGTACATATTAAACCAAAAGGTTCTGGAGAAACTAGAATTGGAACAGGAGCAGCAGCTGCAACTTTAACAACAAGTGGTGCACATGATCTTATTTTAGATACAAACTCAGGAACTAATTCAGGTACAATAACAATTACAGACGGAGCAGATGGTAATATTAATATTGCACCAAACGGAAATGGTGTAGTTCAAGCAGGTGGTTCAGCAGTTAAAGTTGCTGGTACAGAAACTATTTGGGTTCCAGCAGTTGCTATGTATCCTAATACTACAAATGGTGCAGAAGCTGCACAAGTAGAATTATCAAATGGTCCTGAAATAAAAGTTTTAGATTTTGATAAAGACTCAGATGAGTTTGCACAATTTTCTGTGGCGTTTCCTAAATCATGGAATGAAGGCACGGTAACTTTTCAAGCTTTCTTTACAGCAACATCAACAGATACAGGTACAACCGCATGGGGATTATCTGCTGTATCATTTGCTGACAACGATGATATTAACACTGCTTTTGGAACACAAGTTGTTGCAACAGCGAAAGCACATAGTGGAACATCAAACGATTTAGATGTAGCGGCAGTAAGTGGAGCAGTAACTATTGCAGGTTCACCTAGCACAGATGAGCAGGTGTTCTTTCAAATATCAAGAGACGTATCAGCAGATGATTTAAATGCCGATGCTAGATTGCTTGGAATTAAATTATTCTTCACTACTGATGCTGCTAACGACGCATAAGGAGAATAAATGGCAGGCTTTGGATATAGAATATTAGGCTTTGGAGCAGGTTGCGCAGGACCCGCTTATATTGAAGCAACCGGTGGTAATGAAACCGTTACTGACGGAGATTATAAAATTCACATTTTTACAGGAGACGGAAATCTTTGTGTAACTTCTAAAGGAAGAGCAGCTGGTTCAAATCAAGCAGATTATTTAGTTGTCGCTGGTGGAGGTGGCGGAGGCCAAGGAACCGGCGGTGGCGGCGGTGGAGGAGGATTTAGACTATCCTCTGGAACAGCCTCTGGTTGTTACAGCGTACCATCTCCTTTAGGTGGTTGCGTTCCAGGAATAGGTGTAACATTAGGAGCAATGCCAATCACGGTTGGTGGTGGAGGAACTGGTAGACAACCTGGAGGACCTGCTGGAACTCTTGGTGGAAATTCAGTTTTTGGTAGTATAACATCAACTGGTGGAGGTGTTGGTAGCGGAGGAGACGGAACTCCAAATGGACCAACTAATGGTAGACCAGGAGGTTCAGGAGGAGGTGCACACTTAAATAATCCAAGTTTCGGAAATGGAAATGATCCCCCAACAAGTCCCCCTCAAGGTAATAATGGAGCACCATTCTCAGGTTATGTAGGTGGTGGCGGCGGTGGATCTGGTCAAGCCGGTAGTGGTAAAACTGGAGGAAATGGAGCTCAGGCTAACATTGTTCCGTCCCCAGCAAGTTCTGGTAAAGGTGCTAATTGTTTTAAATATTCCGGTGGTGGCGGCGGTGGTTCTGACCAAACTTCTCAAAACGGAGGAAATGGTGGACCTGGCGGCGGAGGCCGAGGCGGAAATAGACAAAACTCACCTACTTCAGGAGCAGCTGGAACAGCTAACACTGGTGGCGGTGGCGGAGGAAGAGGTTTACCCTCTGGCATAGGCAATACTGGTGGTAGTGGAGTTGTAGTAGTAAGGTATAAATTTCAAAATTAATTATGGCACACTTTGCAAAAATATCAGAAGAAAATATAGTTTTAGCGGTGCACGTTGTTGCTGATGAACACTGCACAAATAAAGATGGTGTTGAAACTGAGGCTGAGGGTCAATACTGGTTAGAAAAATGTCATGGTTGGCCACAACAACTTTGGAAAAAAACTTCTTATAACACAATTAATAATACACATACATTAGGTGGCACACCTTATAGAGGAAACTATGCAGGCATAGGTTATATTTGGGATCCTGAAAATGAAATATTTTTAAGTCCAAAACCGGGGTCTGAGTGGACAAAAGATGTAGCCAACGCTAAATGGGTATCACCACTTGGTGAAGCACCTGCATTAACAGCAGAACAACAAGCACAAAACGAAGCAGACACTCATTCTTGGCATTATGAATGGGACGAAGCTGCATATCAAGCAGATAATACAACTGGTTGGGTGTTGACAGATTTATTCGCATAACATATAAGTTTTATAAACATATATAGATATGCATAAGAAAGTATTAAGTGAACAAACAATATATTTTGGCGACGTTAAGATGCCTGAGGGTTTTGACATAGATCCTTTTGAAATGTCAAAAGCTATTTTTGAAAGTTCTTACACCGGAGAAGACATGCCTTTTTTTCGAACTTGGGACAGACTTAATAAATATATTGTTGAACATGTGCGTGTTAAATATAATTTAAATTTAGTTAATAAAAAAACATGGGGTGAAATGTATTTTCCTAATGTTAAAACAAATCCAACCACAGGAGTTGATCCTGTAGATTTAAGAAATTCTCCTGACTTTGTTTGTCTATATGGTGTTAATGCTGTGGATTGTAATGTTAGAATTTATTATGATGATAATAGAAAAAAAGGTAGAAGTTGGGATATGCCATTAACACATAATAAATTTATAATGTTTCCAGCAACTAATCTTTATTATATAGAAAATAATCAAAAAGATTTAGCAAATTTTGTTCAAATCATAACTTATGAACTTATCTAATTATTACTGGTATTTTACATCTGCCTTACCACCTAGATTGTGTGATGATATAATTAAATATGCATTATCTAAATCTGAGTCCATGGCGAGAACAGGAGGTTACGATAACGAAAAATCTTTATCTCAAGATCAAATAAAAAATATGCAAAGAAAAAGAAAATCGGATTTAGTATGGCTTGATGATACCTGGATATATAAAGAATTACATCCATATGTTCTTGATGCTAATAAAAATGCAGGTTGGAATTTTGAGTGGGATGCAAGTGAAAATATACAATTTACAAAATATAAACTTAATCAATATTATGATTGGCATTGTGATAGTTGGAATAAACCTTATAATAAACCAAAAAATATTCATACACATGGTAAAATAAGAAAACTTTCTATGACGTGTCAACTAACAGATGGGTCTGAATATAAAGGTGGAGAATTAGAATTTGATTTTAGAAACTATGATCCACATATGAGAGACGAATCTATACACAGAGTACAATGTAAAGAAATACTACCTAAAGGATCTATTATCGTGTTCCCAAGTCACGTATGGCACAGGGTGAAGCCCGTAACTGCAGGGACGAGATACTCATTAGTTATGTGGAGTCTTGGACAGCCATGGAAGTAAAAGAATATTTTAAGACTCCAATATGTATAGAGAACAAACCAGAGTTTGTAAAAAGTTTAAATAAAGCTTCCGATAAATATATTAAAGAAGCTAAAGCTAGACAAAAAGATCATATAAAAAAACACGGTGATTTTGGAACTTCTTATCACTCAAGCTGTCTTACTTTAGATAATGATTTTTTAGATTTTAGAAATTATATAGGTCAAAAGTCTTGGGATTTTTTAGATTGGCAAGGTTATGATATGTCAGAATATCAAACAATGTTTAGTGAGCTATGGGTACAGGAGTTTGCTAAAAAGGGTGGTGGTAATCACTCTGCACACATACATTGGAATCAACATGTATCTGGTTTTTACTTTTTAAAAGCTAGTGATAAAACATCATATCCCATTTTTCACGAACCAAGGACTGGTGCTAGAACCACTAAATTAAAAGTAAAAAAAACATCAGATCTTACATATGGAACTGAATTGGTTCAATTTAGAGTGCAGCCTGGAGTATTAATAATGTTTCCAAGTTATTTAGAACATGAATTTGCTGTGGACTATGGTAAAGAACCATTTAGATTTATACACTGGAATATACAAGCTGTACCAAAAGGAATGGCTAAAGATGTTTGAGGTTAAAGATAATTTTTTAGATGTTACCGAACATGTTTCTTTAAAAAACATAATGGAGTCAGAAACATTTCCATGGTATTTTAACAAATATAAAGTGCAACATAAACCTAATAAATTATTTCATTATCAGTTTTGTCATATATTTTATAATAATAAAATTAATTCTGACTATTTTAATGATTTAGAACCCATATTAAAAAAACTTAAATATAAATCTTTGATTAGAATTAAAGCTAATTTAAATCCAATAAGCAATAAACTCGTTAAGTTTGATGAACACGTAGATCAATTTTTTAAATGTAAAGGAGCATTATATTATTTAAATAGTAACAATGGTTATACTATGATAGGAGATCATAAAATAGAAAGTAAAAGTAATAGAGTTGTTTTATTTGATGCTAGTCAAACTCATTATGGAACTAATTCTACAGATTGTAATAATCGAATGGTAATAAATTTTAATTATTTTTAAAACATGAATTTAAAAAAACATTATTTTCCTAAAGATAGTTTTATTCAAGGATGGTATATTCCAGAAAAAATTTGTGATGATTTAATTAATTATTATAATAAAAATAAACATAAAACCTCCAGTGGTAAATGTTTTATAAAAGGAGAATTAGTAAATAATAACGATCATAAACAATCTATTGATTTAAGTTTAGGAAGAGATAATTTTGATAAGGGTGTTGCTGGATATAGAGTTTATTTACAAGAAGTTTTAAATTTATATATGGGAGAGTATCCTGAAGTGAATCAACTGCCTAGATTTGACGTGGAGGATATTAATATTCAATGGTACCCTAAAAATGGTGGTTTTAAAAAATGGCATTATGAAAGAGGTGACGCTTTTAATTTTTCTAGAAATTTAGTTTTTATGACATATTTAAATGACATAGAAAATGGAGGGACTCATTTTAAATATCAAAATTTAACTTCGCCTGCAAAAAAAGGTTTAACTTTAATTTGGCCTCCAGATTGGACACATACACATAAAGGTCAAATAGTTGACAAAGAAAAATTTATAGCTACAGGATGGTATAGACTTATATGAGTTTTAAAAAAAATAAATATGCAATAATTAAACAAGCAATATCAAAAGATTTAGCAACTTTTATTGCAAATTATTTTTGCATGCAAAAACAAGTTTATGATACTTGTAGCCAAGCAAGATACTTTTCACCATTTGAAAACATAATTGGATTTTATGAGGGAGAAAATGCACAAATACCAAATACTTATTCTCAATATGCTAATGTGGCTATGGAAACGCTATTGTTAAAATGTCAGCCAGATATGGAAAAAATAACAGGGTTAAAATTAACTCCTGCTTATACCTATGCAAGAATTTATAAAAAAGGTGATGAATTAAAACGACACAAAGATAGATTTAGTTGTGAGATATCTACTACTATGAATTTAGCTGGCGATGATTGGCCTATATATTTAGAGCCCTCAGGAGAAAAAGGTAAAAAAGGTGTCAAGGTAGATTTAAAACAAGGAGACATGTTAGTATATAGGGGATGTGATTTAGAACATTGGAGAAAACCATTTAAGGGTGAAGAATGTGTGCAAGTTTTTTTACACTACAATAATATTAAAACACCAGGAGCTAAAGAAAATATGTATGATAGACGTCCACATTTAGGACTGCCTTCGTGGTTTAAAAAATGATACCTTTTAATTTTCCTATATTAAAAAATAAACTTAAAGAAAACTCTAAAATAAAAAAACAATTATTAGAGCTAATAGATAAACAAGAATCAAGTTCTTTAAAACAAGATGATGATTATTTTACAGATAGTATCTCAAGAGTAGATTGGGACAGAAGACACGATACAGAAAGAGAGTGGGTTAAATTAGTAGGTCCTCATTTACAAAAACATTTTACAGAAGAAGTAAAAAGGATAGGTTTATCTAAAATACAAATTTTTGAGTTATGGTTTCAACAATATGGCAAAGGAGATACACATGGTTGGCACGTTCATGGTCATAACTTTACAGGTGTATATTATTTAGAGTTTGGAAAGAATTCTCCTAAGACTCAAATAGTAGAGCCTTTATCTTTAAAAATTATTGATGTAGATGTAAAACAAGGAGACGTTATTATATTTCCAAGTATGTTTATACACAGAGCGCCCCCTTCTCAAACTAAAAAAAGAAAAACAATTATATCATTTAATTTTAATGCAGACTATGTGCATGATGATTTTTTAAAAATTTTAAGAACGTGAAAACATTAATAGTTGATAATTTTTTAGAAGACCCTGACAAAATAAGAAAATTTGCTTTGTCTTTAAACTATAGAAAAAGAAATGAACATGAAAATTTTGAAGGCATGAGAGGTCCATTAATTAAAGAGGTTAATATTAATATGCACAATAAAATATGTAATAAAATTATATTTGAGTATTATAAAAAAAATCCAATATCATTTGTAGCTGATTTACAATTTCATAAGACACAAGAAAAAGATAGAAAAGATTTTCAATTTATGTATAATAGAGTGCATCAAGATAATGGTATAATAGCAGGCATGGTATATTTAACACCTAATGCACCAATTAATTGTGGCACGCAAACATATCAAGAGATTATAATTAATAAAAAATATGAACCTGATATTAAAATAGGTAATATATATAATAGATTAGTTTTATACCCAGCTGAATACTTTCATTCAGCAATGGATTATTTTGGAGATGACAAAAACAATCGTCTAGTTATGTTATTTTTTTTAATGGAGGTTAAATTTTAAATGCAAGTTATAGACAATTTTTTACCTGAAGAAGAATTTAAAAAAATACAAGAACTTTTTATGTCAGGAGACTTTCCTTATTATTTTAATAATACGGTTGCTGATCCTACTGATATTAAAAATTTTTATTTTACTCACACTATTTATGATAATAATGTTGTTAATAGTGACTACTTTGAAATGGTAAATCCTTTATTAAAAAAATTAGACACGGTGTTTTTAAGAAGAGTGAAAGTAAATTGTTATACTAGAGATGAAAAAATAATAAAACACAAAGCTCACAAAGATTTACCCATGCCTCACAAAGGAGCCATATTTTCTTTAAATACTTGTGATGGTGGAACATATATAGGTAAAAAATTTATAAAATCTGTGGCTAATCGTGTGCTATTATTTAACCCCTTTGTTCTTCATTCAAGCACTAACTGCACAGATGAAAAAGCTAGATTTAATATCAACATAAATTACAAGTAAAAAGAGGTATATTTTTATAATATTTGTTGTATAATCGTGCGCTATGCTACAGAAAATAGGATTTCAGCCAGGTATCAATAAACAAATCACAGCAACTCAAGCAGAGGGTCAATGGATTGATTGTGATAATGTTAGATTTAGATATGGTATTCCAGAAAAAATAGGTGGTTGGAACCAATTAGGAACTTTAAATGAAAATGAATTAACAGGTGCAGGTAGAGGTCTTCATCACTTTGTTAATAGTTTAGGTAGAAGATATGCTATTATAGGCACTAATAGAATACTCTATGCTTTTTCTGGTGGTGTATTTTATGACATACACCCCATTAAATCTACAACAACGCTTACAAGTGCGTTTACCACGACCAACGGATCAACATCTGTTAAAATTACTTTTACAAGTGCTCATGGTATAAATCCACAAGACATAGTTTTATTGGATAGTTTTAGTTCAATAACAGGATCTAATTTTGGTGCATCTGATTTTAATACTAAAAAATTTATGGTGACAACCGTGCCATCTAGTACAGAGATAACAATTACAATGCCATCAGCAGAATCAGGATCTGGTGCAACCACATCAGGTGGTATAAGAGTGCAACACTATTATACGGTTGGATCTGCTGTTCAAGAAAAAGGTTTTGGTTGGGGTCTTAGTTCTTGGGGTGGTGAAGCATCTAACGCTGTGACAACAACATTGAATGGTGCGATTGATGCTTCAACAACTACAATAGTATTAACAGATGCTTCTCAGTTTCCTAGCTCTGGAACTAGTTTTATTAAGATAGGAACTGAAGAAATATCTTATACTGGTGTAACTAGTAATACTTTAACAGGTGTAACTAGAGGTGTAAGAAACACAACCGCTGCATCACATAGTGATGGAGCAACTATAACAAACACAACAGATTTTATTGCTTGGGGTGAAGCTGCATCAGGTGACTTAGTTTTAGAACCTGGCATGTGGTCATTAGATAATTTTGGTGATAAAGCAATTTGTTTAATTCATGATGGTGCGTGCTTTGAATGGAACTCAGCTATAGCCGCAGCGACAGATACAAGAGCAACAATTATATCTGGTGCACCAACAGCATCAAGACATATGTTAGTATCTACACCCGATCGTCACTTAGTTTTCTTTGGCACAGAGACAACTATTGGTGATGCATCATCACAAGATGATATGTTTATTAGATTCTCAGATCAAGAAGATATAAATACTTATGCACCTTCAGCAACCAATACAGCTGGCACACAAAGACTGGCCGACGGATCACAGATCAGAGGAGCTATTCGTGGTAGAGATTCTATTCTTGTTTGGACTGACACAGCTTTATTTACACAACGTTTTGTTGGTCAACCTTTAACCTTTGCATTTGCACAAGTTGGAACTAACTGCGGACTTGCAGGACAAAACGCATGTGTTGAAGTTGATGGTGCCGCATACTGGATGTCAGAGAATGGTTTCTTTAGATACGCTGGTAAATTAGAATCATTACCATGTTTAGTAGAGGATCATGTTTACAATGATATAAACATAAACTCTGGTAATCAAATGATATCTGCAGGGTTAAATAATTTGTTTGGTGAAGTTATGTGGTTTTATCCATCATTAAATTCACAAGTTGTAAACAAAATGGTTGCATATAATTATTTTGATTCATCACCACAAAGACCTGTTTGGACGGTAGGTTCTCTCGCTAGAACAATGTGGAGAGACTCTGCAGTATTTGGAAACCCACACGCAACAGAATACGATGCAGCAACAGACACATCTTTTGATGTAGTGGGTAATACTGAAGGTAGAACATCTTACTATGAACATGAAACAGGGACAGATCAAAATAGAAATGGAACAATAACAGCAATCACTGCTAACATATCTTCTGGAGATTTTGACATTACACAAAGAACAGCAAGAGGAGCATCGACAGGCACTGCAACACTAGCAGGAGATGGAGAGTTTATAATGAAGATAAGAAGATTTATACCTGATTTTATATCTCAAACAGGAACTACTAGAATTACACTAGGTTTAAGAGACTTTCCAAATGATACATCAACTAGCTCATCTCTTGGACCATTTGATATAACTTCAAGCACTAAAAAAATAGATACTCGTGCTAGAGCTAGAGCAATATCATTAAAAGTAGAAAACACAGGTGCTAGTCAAAGTTGGAAGTTAGGAGCTTTTAGATTAGACATACAACCAGATGGAAGAAGATAATGGCAAAGATAGTACAAGTATTAACAAGACCTGCAAGAGAATATGATCTACCTACGGCAGAAGCACAAGTTAGAGATTTAGATGCCGTGGTAGAAAAATTAAATACAACGTTTCAAGAAGAATTAAAACAAGAGGTAGAAGCAGTAAACTTCTTTTTAGCATAATGGCAAATAGTTTTAAAAATAAAAAAGTAGATTTAACAACAACTGATCTTACAACATTGTATACGGTCCCAAGTGCAACTACGACGGTTGTTAAATCAATATTAGTGTCAGAGGACGCTGGATCAGGAACCACAATAACGGTGACACTAGTAGATTCTAGTGGTGCTGTATTTAGTTTATTTAAAACTAAAACCATATCGGGTAATGCCACAACAGAACTTTTATCTCAGCCTTTAGTTATGGAGGAAAGCGAGATACTTAAAGTACAAGCTGGTGACGCGAATGAGCTGCACGTCATAGCTTCAATATTAGAAATACAGCCAAGAGAGGTAACAACATAATGGAAATATTACAACCAGCAAAAGTAGAAACAACGTACAGACACAAGCGAACAGGAGAGACTTTTAAGGAAAGAAAAGACTGGGAAGCTAAAGGTTACAAACAAGAGGATATGGCTCAAGACGTAAATGTCATTATGCCTAGCCTTGATTTATTTGGAAAAACAAAATAGAATAGAACGATGGCCATAACTAGATTACAACAAGCAAGACAACTTTATCAATTCGGTGGTGGTGCCGACACGGGTAATAAAGGTAGACAAGATGCACAATCTCAATATGGAGGTGGGTCTTATGACTCTAGTGCAAATAGATCTACAAGAGGTAGTGGCAGAGATCCATCTGTTCAAATGGGCGGAGGAGTGACTTCAAAAGCTGTAAAAGCATTAACAGCTCAAAGAAACAGAGCGCGAGGACAAATATCTCCTAGCACAAGATTTGGAAATAGACTTTTTTCTACTTTACTTAATACATATGTTCCATTTAGTGGTTCACTTTATAATAGATTTGTTGATAAAAGAGCCATGGGATTTAGTCCACCAAAAAGAGAAAGAATTGATCAACTCACCATAGAAGATGATAGAGATGAAAAAGATTTTAATTCACAAGCGATAGCAACATTATTCACACCATATCAAAAAGATGTGCTTCAAGAAAAGTTAAGACCTATTCAATTAGCCATACAAGAAAGAGATAATATGATGGGTGGTGCTAGATTATTTGCTGCCGAAGGTGGGATCATGAATCTTGAACAAGCAAGAGAAGGATACAAATTAGGTAAACTCGTTAAAAAAATTACAAGGTCAGTTAAGAAAATTGCTAAATCTCCAGTGGGTAAAGCTGCACTATTATATGGTGGATATCAATTAGGCAAAATGCCAATTGGAGAGGGTGGTTCTTTATTTGACAGAGGAGCAAGTTTTTTTGGAAACATGGAAAAAGGAGACAGACTAGGTTTAGCCGCTGCAGCAGGATTAGTAGCAGCACCTTTTCTTTTTAAAGAAGAAGAGGAGGATCAACCTGATTTTGGAGAGGGTCCTAAATTACCAGCGCCTATTAAAGATATAAGAGCAAATTATAGAAATTATATGGCCCCAGTTCTTCTAGCTGAAGGTGGTAAACCTGAGCCAGTAGCAAAAAAAACAATGCCACTATTAGATATGGGTGGTAAAGAAATGGATCTTAGAGATGAGGGTGGCTTTGTGCCAATAGGTAGAATGGAAAAAGCAGATGATGTGCCTGCAAGATTATCAAAGAATGAGTTTGTATTTACAGCTGATGCTGTAAGAAACGCAGGTGATGGAAATGTGGACAAAGGCGCAGAAGTCATGTATAACATGATGAAGAACCTCGAAGCCGGGGGTGAAGTATCAGAGGAATCGCAAGGCTTAGAAGGCGCACGTAAAATGTTCCAAACATCACAAAGATTAGGGGAAGTTATATAATGGCTATTACAGAAACAAGGCAACGACCACCAGAGTTTATAGAAGATCTGGGAACAGATTTAGCAACTCAGATAGTTGCTCAAACTGGTAGACCTGTTGTTGCGCCAGGAACAGGTGGTATTACACAATTTGAAGGTGAGTCAGCCGCAGATTTTGAAAAAAGACAAAAAGCATTTGAAGATTTTAGAATTAGACAACAGAATATCGCAGGACTTGCACCAGGAGTTGCAGGTCAAGATCCATTACAAAGACGAGCACAAGAAACAGCTTTAGCAGGTTTAGGTTCTTTCCAACCATTTTTAAATAGAGCTCAAGCAGCAGGAGCCACAGCAGGAGATTTATTAGGTGCTGCAGGAACTGGACTAGGTTCTATGCAGTTTGGAGCACAAGCTTTTCAACAAGACGTTGGTGATTTTATGTCACCTTACCAATCACAAGTTATTGACGCTACATTAGCGGAGTTTGATCGTAACCAACAAATTCAACAACAACAGGTTAGAGATCAACAAACAGCTTTGGGTGCGCTCGGCGCTGGTCGAGCGGGGGTACAACTCGCTGAGTTTGGTACGGGGGCGGCAAGAGAACGTGCATTATTGCAGGCAAATTTATTAATGCAAGGTTTCAATCAGGCACAACAAGCTAGACAGCAAGATATTCAAAACAGATTTGGTTTAGCATCAGCTCAATCAGGACTAGCGGCACAACAACAAGGTTTAGGTAGTTTCCAAGCAGGACTTGGAGCACAGCAACAAGCAATGATAGGCAGAGATGTAGCACAACTTGGAACATTGGGCGCAATAAACCAAGCACAAGAACAAGCTAGACTTGATGCAGAGAGAGAAGCAGCAAGGCAAGCAGCGTTCTTACCACAACAACAATTAGATAGATATGCTGCACAAGTAACAGGATTGATGGGTGGATACCCTGGAGGAACTCAACAATCATTTGTACCTAACCCAACACCACTACAAACAGCTCTTGGTATTGGAACAACACTTGCAGGATTATATTTAGGTAGAAATTAATGAACAGAGTATTAAAAAGACCCATGTTTAGAATCGGTGGATCTACCGGCACAGGTATTACATCCGGGTTAGATAAACCAAGAAAACAATATGATAAGGGTGATATAGTTACACAAGGTGATCAACAAGATCGTACTCAAAAATTTAGTCCCAATATAGAACAAGCTTTAGAATTTGCCAAACTTCGAAAAGATCCTCGAGTTAGAGCAGAATTATTTCCTTCAGCAGGTGGATTAAGTCCTGGAGGTTTACCAGGTTTTCTAACATCTTTTGGTTTAAATCTTGCATCAGCAACACCAACAGGAAATATATTTTCAACAGCAGCTAAAGCTGCTCAACAACCTTTTCAAACATTTCAAGCTGCAAAATTAGCAAGAGCTGATGATGAAGCAAGATTTGCACAAGATTTATTTGAAAGTGACATACAATCACAATACGATTTAGAAGAACAAAGATTAAAAAATTTACAATCAAACGAAGTAGAATATTCTAAAAAACAAGCAGCTGATGCTTTAGGTAAATTATATCAAACAGATATTAATGATTTACAATCTAAAATTGAAGGGCTGGATCCAGATAAAGATAGTGAACAAATAAAGGATTATAATGATCAAATAGCTGACTTAAAAGATAAATTAAAAGCGGACCAAAAAGCGATATATTTAGGCTCTCAAACAGATCAAGAGTATCAAAGAGACCTTATATTAAAATTAGTAGGTGCAGGAGAAACTCTTGAGGATATACTTGTATACTTCCCTGATGCTGTTGATATCATGGGACCTGGATTTAAATTTCCTGAAAGAGAAGAAGGGAAAAAAGGTGGCAGAATAGGTTTAGCTATGGGATCTAATCCTATGATGGAATCAGTTGTAGAACAAGAAAAAGAAACAGGTGAAGTGCAAGATTTATCTTATACACAATTAAGAGCAAGATTACCAAACGAAGTATCAAATGAAATTGTAATGTTACTTGCTAATAGTAAACAAGCATTATTAGATTTCGCTAACATACAAACGACTCAAGATATTCAGTCTTTTAATCAACAATACGACGTAAATTTGACATTACCACAGGGGGCGTAATATGGACCCGTTTCAAAAAAAAGATCTAGAAGTAGAAGCTTCAGATATTCAAAAATCAATAAAAAAGAATGTTGCAAGACCTAGTAAACCTGTAAAATTTACATGGAAAGGTGCAGCTGATTTTTTAATAAGTGCAAGTAATACTCCACTAGGACGATATAATATATCAGCACTATTAGATAAATCTAAACCACGAATTACGGATCTTGCAGAGGGTCGAGATAAACCAAAAGAAAAAGATTACATAGATTTTTTTGAAGATATGGAAAAATCTGTGTTTGGTGCAGCACAAAGTCTTGGTTATTCTTTTGGTGATTTAGCTACAACAGGGATAGATATTGTTGCTGGCACTGGTCTTACAGAAAAATTAGATGAAACTTATGAAAAAAATAAAATAGAAAGTCCAGAAACTTTTATTGGTTCTGTAAATAAAATATTAATTGAGTTTGGTGTACCAGGTGGTGCTGTAGTTAAAATATTAAATAGAGCAAATAAATTATTTAAAGGTAAAAAAGCTGCACAAGCGGCAGCTGCAACAGGGGCTGGAGCTAATGCTGCAAATATTGCAAAAAGAGTAGGATATATGGCTACGGCTTTTGGTGTTACAGATTTTATAGTAGCAAATCCTACTAGAGAAAATTTAATATTAAAAAAAGAAAATGAAGAGGGGCTATCGGGTAGAGATTTAGCTCTTGCAAGATTTAGAAATAGAATAAGATTTGGAGCTGAAGGCACAATAGTTGGTGGTGGTTTTGGTTTATTAGGTAAACCACTAGCAAAGATTGCAACCGTTGGCGCAAAATATGGGTTAATGAAACCTGCAGGTTATGCGCTTAGAGGAGCAGACACTTTAGTTGTAAGACCAGTAACATATCTTGCAGCTAATATACCTGGATCTGCTGCTGCAGGTAAAAAAATTAGACAAGCTAGTAGTTTTGCAATCGACAAAGCATTATCTACAGCGATAACGTTAAACCCTACAAAACAATTACCAGAATTTAGTAAGTGGAGAATGTTTTCTGTAAAAAGTTCAGATCCATTAGAAAGAAAACTAAAAAAAATAGATAATTTTTTAGCTTCATTTAGATCTTTAGGTAGACAAACAGGTCTTGGTTTTCAATTTACAACAGGGGCCAAAAGAGAAATAAAAGCAAGAGCACGAACTATAGAAAAATATTTAGAGTCTATTGAAAAGAAATCTTACGCCCTAGCAAAATCATTTGAGGGTCAGTACAATACAATGACTACATCACCAGCAAGTAAAGAATATTATTTAGATCAAGTGTTGTCGTACTTAAAAGGTCAAATAAAAAAATCAGAACTACCAAAAATATTACAACAAACCGCAGAAGATTTAAACAAAGAAATAATACAAAGTAAAAAGATATTTGGTGAACTTTTACCAAAAGGTGATCTTAAAAATTTTATTTTAAATAATTTAAAAACATACATGAGAAAATCTTTTGCTGTATTTACAAATCCAGAATACATGCCAGATAAAAAAATAATACAAGGTGCAACTAAATGGGTTTTGGAAAATGTTGTAAAGAAAAATAAAGATTTAAGAGAGTCTGCTAAGACATTAAAAACGAGTAAAATGACAGACGCACAAGCACAAAATGCTTTTGCAGAATCTTTAGTAAATAAAATATTAACACATACAAAACAAGACGGTATTGACCCATTAAAATTATTACAACAAATATCTAAAAATCAACTACGATCTGATAAATTAATTAGAACAGGAGAAGAACTACCTGATGCGATTAAAAGGTTATTAGGAGAAGAAGATAATTTAAAAGCATCTGTATTACAAACAACATCACACGCTATCACTCAAGCTGTAAATAAACAAACTTACGATGAACTAGCAAAAATAGGTTTGGAGGAGGGTTGGTTATTTGCTGATGAGGCGGCAGCCACAGCTGCACGAAATTTTGATGCTGTAAAAGTAGGTGAATTAAAAGGTCTTGGCATATTAAAAAGTAAAATATCTAAATTGTATGCTTCAAAAGATATGGCAGGGGCTTTACAAGGTGTGCCTGGAACTTTTGATAATTGGATACAAAGTTCAGCTTACAGAAACATTTTACAATTTAAGGTGGCAACACAATTTGGTAAAACCGTATTATCTCCTGCAACACAGGTTAGAAATGTAACTTCTGCTAGTATGTTTCCACTGGCAAATGGACATATAGGTGGTCGAGCATCTGTTACAGAATCTATTAAAATGGTTGTAGATGACATATTTGGTGCAGGTAAACTTATTGATGAAACAAAATTTATAAAAAATTTAGAAAACAAAATACGTCTTGGTGTAATTGATGAAAACATTGTGGCATCAGAATTAAAAGCAGTATTACAAGATATACGTGCTGGTGCTAAAGTTAAAAATTTAGATAGTTTATTAAACAAATTATCTAAAACAACGATGATTAAAACAGCAACAAGAATATATGCTGGAGGTGATAACTTGTGGAAATGGTATGGTCATGAGTATGTAAAATCACAAATGAGATCTATGTATAAAAATGTAGATGATATAGCAAAATGGACTGAAGAAATAACAGGTAGAAAATTTGTAAGAAACAATACATTTACAGGTCTTAAAAAAACATTTGAAGATGCATTAGATGAAGCAGCTGCGTGGCAAATAAGAAATACGTACCCAACGTATAGTAAAGTGCCACAAGTAATTCAAGATTTAAGAAAGCTACCATTTGGTAACTTCGTATCGTTTCCTGCAGAAATGATTAGAACTACATATAATATAATTAGTCTAGGTCTAAAAGAAGCAACTTCATCAAACGCACAACTAAGACAGATGGGTTATAGAAGATTATTAGGAGCTTTTGTTACATTAGGTGGTGCAGAAAAAGGTGCATCAGCAATAGCACAAAATTTAACAGGTATAACCACAGAACAGGTTGATGCTTACAAAAGAAGTTTAGCGGCTCCATGGAATTCTAGAGCAGCCATACTACCAATTAACACTTGGAAAGATGGTAAAGGTAAAGCCATTAACTTTTCATATTTTAGTCCGTATGATGTCGTAACACAACCTGTAAGAGCTGCATTAAAAACATTAGAAGAGGGTAAATTAAAACAAAGAGATGCAGAGGACGTTGCATTTAATTTGTTTTTAGGAGCTGACGGACCTGTTAGAAAACTTATAGATCCATTCGTATCTGAATCTATCGCACTTGAAAAAATATCAGACGTTATACCTAGAGGACTCATAGTTGGAGGTAGAGGTGGAGAAACTAAAACAGGTAGTAAAGTTTACTCACCCACAGACAGTGGACCAACTAAGTTTATGAAAAGTTTTGCACACATAATTAAGGGTGTTAGACCAACAGCCATTGACACTGGAGAAAAAATAATAAAAGGATTGGAACAAGATGTTAAAAGAGGTGGCCAACCTGTAACATTAGAAGATGAATTATTAGCACTATTTTCTGGTATTAGAATTATCAATGTAGATGTGCCGAGAACGATGCAATATAAAATTACAGACTATAATAAAAAATTTAAATCTGTAACTACTGCAGAAAAATTTTTTAGTTTACAAGATTATCAAAGAAGAGGACCACTTGTAATTGCAGATGAATTTAGAAATATTCAAGAAGAAACATTTAGAACAAATCAAGATTTTTATTTTATATTACAAGACGCAATAAAAGTAGGTTTACCTGAAAAAGAATTAAAAAAATTAATGAGACGTAGAGGTATGTCTGTAAAAAATGTTAAAAAATTATTAAGAGGTCAAAATATTCCATATACTGCATATAAGGAGCGTATGAAAAAAAGAGTAAAAGAGGCAGAACAAATAGGTAAAGAACAAGGTCAAGGTAAAATTAATAAAGATTATTTTTATCCAAGAAGATTATTAAGACAAATAGAAAAAGAATATAAAAAGAAAGAATTAAATACAGCGCCAAAAGAAATAGAACCTGTATCACAATTACCTGTGCAAGATACAACTACAACTGCATCATTACCTGCACCTGAAATAAAAACACCACCACTGCCTAATACACCGCAGCCAAGAGTAAGAACAGCACGACAAATTAATCCACAAACTAACTTGACACGTACAGAGACTGCTTTATTATCACCGGAAGAGCAAGTTATTGCTAGTAGGAGAATATAATGGCGAGAAAATCGGCACTACAAAAAATAGAATCTCATGAAAAGCTTTGCAGAATTATGCAAAAGCAAACGTTTGAGCAAATAAAAGAAATGCAAGAACGTATTAAAAGATTAGAATATTGGATAGTCGGAGGTATGGGGGCTGTCCTTATAACTTTGTTAACTGACATAGCATGAATCTTACACGGAACTTCACTCTCTCAGAGTTAATTAAATCGGACACTGCAATACGTAAGGGCATTAATAACAATCCTAACGCAGAGCAGATAGAAAAACTAAAAGCGTTGTGTGAAAATATTCTCCAACCGGTACGTGACCATTTTGGCAGGGTTAAGATCACTAGCGGTTTTCGTAGCGTAGAATTATGCGAAGCGATTGGTAGTTCTGCTAGATCACAGCATGCACGTGCAGAAGCCGCCGACTTCGAAGTTGTGGGCGTGGATAACGCTGAATTGTTTGATTGGATCAAAAATAACCTTACGCCAGATCAGTTGATCTTAGAGTTCTACACTCCTGGTGAACCTAACAGCGGGTGGATTCACTGCTCATGGATCCCGGACCAACCAAGAGCATCGTTTTTACACGCATATAGATCAGAGGGTAAAACAAAATACAAACCCATATTAGGATCTGCTAAAGACTTAGTGTAAAATCAAAAGATATAATTCGTTTTTTAAAAGAAAGAAAGTTTACTTCACTATAATGAAGTATAAACTTAGGAGCTATAACTATATCACCAGGTTTTACTTTGGGTGTGTACAATAAAGTTTTATCTTTTTCATTATTCCAAGGCTGTATGTATGTTGTCCTCGGTGATTGTTTTTGAAGATCTAAATACAAAATACCTGCATATCCTATTGAACCATGGTTGTGTGGAAGATGAAAGTCACCTTTCTCATAAGTTACAGACCAACTACTATTAAGAGTTATATTACCACCAAAGTGTTTACCTATGTTAATAAACTCTTCTTTGAACGTAGATGCTAATGACAAAGACAACTTGTTATCATCTCTATTACTAGAAAAATTTCTAAATCTTTTTTCAGGATATTTTTTAAGTTCTTCAACAATTAATTTTTTCTTCTTTGTAAAATTTTTAGTTTTAATTGTTAAAAACTCTATCTTAAATGGTGTGGTTATATCCATGCTTTTAACTCTTCTCCTAATACCTCAGACGCAATATTAATTTTATCTCGCAAAGCTTTTACTATTTTTTCATCTATCGTGTCCTCACAAATTAAATCAACGTAAGTCACATTTTTCTTTTGTCCTATTCTGTGTGCTCTATCCTCTGATTGTAATCTTTTTTCTAAATCATAACCATTGGAATAATAAATAACGGTATTTGCTTGAGTTAATGTTATACCATAACCACCTGTCTGTGGTGTGCCAACTAAGAATCTACATTTAGAATCATTTTGAAATTTACGTATATTATCTTGTCTTTCTTCTTGTGGTGTTAACCCATAATAGTCAACCACGGAACCTGGACCATATACATTGGCAATACTCTCCATTATACTTGTAATGTCCTTTTGATAGTTAGCCCAAATGATGGCTTTACCTTCTATTTCTTCTAATGCGTTCATTAATTCTGTAATTCTATTACTAGGAATTAATTGAGTGCTACCATCATCAGCTGTAAAATGGCCACAAGTTATTTGGTGTAATCTCATCAATTGAGTTAAAACCGTCATTGTTGATGTAACTTTACCATTTAATACTGCCATAGCAGATTTTTTCATTTGATCGTAAATTTTTCTTTGTTCTTTAGTAAGCACTATGTGTCTTTTTATAAAATTTTTAGGTGGTAAATCTAAACAATCCTCTTTTAAAACTCTATATGAAAACCCATGTAATGTTTCAGATAACTCTCCTAAATTTTTAAATTCATCAACAACTTGTATTGATCGGCCACGAAGATGCATAGTTTTCATTTCTGCATATCTATTACGAAATGCATAGTAAGATGTAAAATCTAAAAGATATGGATCAAGAAACTCACATTGAGTATATAAGTCTAAAGGATTTTTTGTAACTGGGGATCCAGTCATTATTCTTCTGTATTTAGAATATTTACCAAGGCCTATAATATTTTTAGTTCTTTTGGCTGTAGGTGTTTTAATTGTTGTGGACTCATCAATAGCCATTAATACTTTGTGTGAGTTTAAAAATTTAGACGCAAACTTAACACCTTTGTCTGTGCTAAACGCCTCTACATTCATAACTAAAATATGTAATGCTGTTTCTATTTCAAACAAAGTTTCTAGTTTTTCTTGTTGTTTTTTTGTAATATTTGCTTGCCACAATACTGACACATTTTCTATGTGGTTTGGTAAATGAGTTGGAAGTTCTTGTTCGTACCAAGTTTTAACAACGCCTTTAGGTGCAATAATTAAAGCACCATCTATCTTGCCTTTATCATAAAGCATAGACATATTATCGATTAATACTTTTGTTTTGCCCGTACCCATCTCCATAAAGTATGCATACGTTTCTTTATTCCATGACTTTTCTAAAGCAGTTAACTGGTGTTTATATGGTTTTGTTTTAAATTTATATTTCATATTTTCTTTCTATACTTGACATATAATATAGGATCGCTATATTGTCAAGTATGTCAGAAAGTAATAAAAGACCAATAGTATATGTCTTACAAGAAATCGCCGGCACAAGATTTAATAACCCTAAGATTAATATCACAGGTGCATTAGAATATGGTGAGTTAAAATTTTTGTTACCAGAATTATCACAACTTATGTGGTCGCCTGGTCCATTAATTTTTGAGTTAAGAAAAAAATTAAAAAATTATACACCAGAAGATTATTTATTATTAGTAGGTGATCCTGCGATTATAGGTGTTGCATGTTCTATTGTTTCTGATATTACAAATGGCAAATACAAATTTATAAAATGGGATAGACAAGAAAGAAGATACTACCCAATAGAAATTAATTTATATGAGAAAGGAAAAATAAATGATTGATTTTGAAAAAGACCAACAAGATGCAATGAAAAGAACTGATAATATTCAGTCTCTTGCAGACCAAGTTGAAAGATTAGAAGCTATGCAACAACAACTTGAAATACAAGAGGATGCAATTAAAGAAAAGAAAAAACAAATCCAACACTTATCAGGTGAGGTTATACCAACTATGATGAGTGAAATGGGTCTAGCAGAATTAAAACTTCATGATGGATCACATCTAAAAGTTTCAACGTCGTATCGTGCCACTATTACAGAGGCAAACAAAGAATCGGCGTTTAACTGGCTTCGTGAAAATGGCTTAGGCGATATAATCAAAAACGAGATATCCGTATCGTTTGGTCGTAACGAAGATAACAAGGCGGCTGATTATGCCGAACTTGCGAAAGGTCAAGGGTTTCAACCGACACAAAAGATGAAGGTTGAGCCCATGACTTTGAAAGCGCTAGTCCGTGAGCGTATTGAGGCAGGTAAAGAAATGCCAACGGAAATCTTTGGGATTTTCTCAGAGAATAAAACTACAATAAAAAGGAACAAATAAACATGAACCAAGTAGCAACAAAAAAAGAAGGCACATTAGCAACATTTGATATGGAAGCTGATGCAAACAAGGGCGCTCAAAATATATCGCAAGAAGATCTTGCGTTACCTTTCTTAAAAATTTTGGGTCAACTATCTCCAGAGGTAAACAAGAGAGATGGTAAATATGTCGAAGGCGCAGAGCCAGGCAAAATCATAAATACCGTGACCAATCAGTTGTATGACTCTTTAGAAGTTGTACCTGTCTTTTATAAAAGACAATACATTGAGTGGCAAGATAGAGGCACTAGCACTGGTGCACCTGTTGCAATTCACGACGCAGATAGTGATATCATTAGTCAAACCACTAGAGGTAAAGACTATAAAGATAGACTACCAAATGGTAACTATCTTGAAAATACTGCAAGTCACTTTGTATTAACGATTGGTGATAGTCCATCTACAGCTTTGATTTCTATGAAATCTACACAATTAAAGGTGAGTAGAAAATGGAACTCAATGATGATGGGTATCAAAATGCAGGGTAAGAATGGATTGTTTACTCCGCCAACTTACAGCCACATTTATAAGCTATCAACCGTCCAGATGTCTAACGACAAAGGAACATGGTTTGGCTGGGATGTGTCAAAAGTAGGACCAGTTACAGAAAAAACTATCTATGACTCGGCCAAAGCTTTTGCAGAATCTGTAGGTAAGGGTGAGATCCAAGCTAAACACGGAACTGAAGAGACCACAAAGTCTAATTCAAATTACTAGAATCCTAGGTGGTGGGCGTCGATGCGAGAGTGGAAACGCCCACTTATAATATATGATTGAGAAGTTTAAAAATATATTTGAAGGATTAGATCGTGCTCATGGTGTCACAATAGTAGGCGAATCAAATGGTAATGGAACAAAAGTAAAAGGTAAATCTTTTGTTAAAAGAGAATTTATAACAAATGATTTATGGCAAAAACATTTAGATGGCACAGATAGTTTAGGTGTAATACCAATCAATGATGACAACAAGTGTAAATGGGGTTGTATAGATATTGACTCCTACGCAGGATTTGATCATCAAAAACTTATAAACAAAATTAAACAATTTAATTTACCACTAGTAGTTTGTAGATCAAAATCTGGTGGTGCACATGTATTTTTATTTACAGAAGATTATGTGTCAGCAAGTTTAATGCAAGATAAATTAAATGAGATTAGATCTGTATTAGGTTATGGTGGATCAGAAGTTTTTCCAAAACAACGTGAATTAAAATCTAAAGATGATACAGGAAATTTTCTTAACTTGCCATATTTTAATTGCGCTAATACAACAAGATATGCCTTTCTCGAAAGTGGCGAAGCTGCTACACTAGAAAGTTTTTTTGAACTAGTAGAAAGACATAAACAACAAGACATTAGCACAATAGAAATTAAAAGACCAGAGACACCATACTCTGATGGACCACCATGCATAGAACTTATGGCACAAAATAAGATAAGCGAGGGTGGTAGAAATAATGCACTATTTCATTATGGTGTGTATGCAAAATCTAAATGGCCTCAAAATTGGAAGTCTAAAATTACTTTATTTAATGAAAGTGCAATGGCACAACCTTTATCAGATACAGAAGTAAATATAATTGTAAAACAACATGAAAAAAAAGATTGGGGTTATAAATGTAGTGATCAACCAATGTGTAGTTTGTGTGATAAAAAATTATGTAAAAAAAGAAAGTTTGGTATTGGTGAAGAAATAATTTTTCCTACTCTTACAGATTTACAAGTCGTTAATTTAGAAGAGCCATATTATTATATGAATGTAGATGGTGACAGATTATATTTAGACTCTGCAAAACATTTAGCAAATCAAACATTATTTCAAGAAGAATGTATTAAACAATTAAGAATAAATCCACCAACACAAAAGACAGCTGATTGGAAAAAAATTACTACAATATTATTAAGTAATGCAGAAATAACTGAACCTGCAGAGGGCACAGGCACAAAAGACATATTAAGAAACTATCTTGAAGATTATTGTGTAAATAGAATACAGAAAGATGATTATGAAGATTTAAAAAATGGTGGAACATACACCAAAGAGGGTTACCATTATTTTGTATTTGACAACTTTTTTCACAACTATTTATCAAGAAAACATTGGAAAGTGCCGTATCAAAGAACATCACAAATGTTAAAAGACAATTTAAACTGCACGACTAAACGTGTTGGCAAGCATAAAATTTCTGTTTTTGTCGTGGCTAGATTCGATAAGAGGGAAGAAACATATAAACCAAAACAATTTAAAAAGGATAATTATTAATGAGAACTATAATATATGGGCCACCAGGCACAGGTAAAACAAATAGATTGTTAACAGAGATAGAAAAATTTCTTGAAATAACAGATTCAGATAAAATAGGATACTTTACGTTTAGCAAAAATGCTGCAATGGAAGGAAAAGAAAGAGCTGCAATTAAATTTAAATTATCTATGTTAGATGATTTACCATACTTTCAAACATTACATTCTTTTTGTTTTAATCAACTTGGTTTGAGTAAAGATCAAGTTATGAAAGAAAAACATTATAAAGATTTGGGTGAGAAGATGGGTATTGAGATAGAGGGCACACAACAGGATGAGGATCATGATGGTGTTTTTTATTCAAAAAATCCATATATACAATTAATAAACATAGCACGATCAAAAGAAATAAATCCCATAAAATTTTATCATCTTGCAAACAACTCAAAGATGTCACTAAACAAATTAGAAATAATTGTAGAGGAGTTAGAAAGATATAAAGAACAACATGGCTTAATAGATTTTCCAGACATGATAGAAAAATTTTTAAAAGAAGGTAGCTGTCCAAAACTAAGAGTTGCATTTGTAGACGAAGCACAAGATTTAAGTTTAACACAATGGAGATTAGTTAAAAATATAGAGGAGTCATCTACAGATTCTTTTATAGCTGGAGACGATGATCAAGGAATTTACAAATGGAATGGTGCACACGTAAATACATTTATAAATTTAACAGGTAAAAAAGAAATACTAGAACAATCATACAGAGTGCCACAAAAACCTTTTGAACTTGCAAATAAAATTGTTAACAAAGTTGGTAACAGGGTAAAGAAAAAATATAACCCTGCCAATAAAGAGGGATCTGTAAAACGTTGTCAAAGTTTACATGACATAGATTTTACAAAAGGTAGATGGTTAATTCTTGCAACAGCTAATTATATGTTAAGTGATATTGGTGATGTGTTAGATCAAAAAGAATTGTACTGGCAAAGACGAAATGCAACACCAAGAGTAAAAAATTTATACGAAGTAATGCAAAAATGGAATGAATTAAAACGAGGTGTACCAATGCACTACAATGATTGTAAAAAAATTTTTAATAAAATGAATAAGAATTGGGACAAAAAATTATTTAAGAGTATGGTAAAAGACCAGTTTTATGATGTAGATACGTTAAAAAATAAATATGGTTTAAAAACAGAGGCAAATTGGAAAGTGGCTTTAGATGAATTAGGGGATGAAGACATCAATAAAATATCAACATTAATGAAGACAGGAGAAAATTTGTATGAAATGCCAAGAATAAGCATATCTACAATACACGGGGTGAAAGGAAATGAAAGAGAGAATGTAGTAATTAACACTGAATTATCTGGAGCAGCGTATGATGAATATCAAAAGAATCCAGATGATACACACAGATTGTTTTATGTTGCATGCACAAGGACAAAAAACAATTTATACATAATTGAACCACAAAGGAAAAAAGCATATGACATCTAAAGACATATTTAAAGAATCAACATATAAATCATTACAAGAACAGGTAGGCGGAAAACATTATCGTTCGATGAAAATTCAGCCAGCACATTTTATTAATGAAAATAAACTCTTGTTTGCTGAGGGGAATGCTATAAAGTACATTTGCAGACACTCTGTAAAAGGGAAGGAAGAAGATATTAGGAAAGCAATTCACTATTTAGAAATGATTTTAGAGAGAGATTATTCATGAAGCCAATATTTA